TGGCTTTTAGGTCAGCAATCTCAGCCTCCATCTCTTCGATGATTTTATCGTAGTCTTCATCGGTCATTGTTGTCTCCATTAGCGAATACAGGATGAACTCGACCGCCCTCGTAGTGGATATAAATAGAAGGGGTGGTGGTCCAGCCATAAGACGCATCAGCAAGACACTGTGCGTAATCTTCAACAGTTTCTGTACCATCAGTGGCTTCTATGGCATCCCCCGTATACCAACGATCTCCACAGCACGCACAATCAAAGTCACTTTCAACACCATCGTAGTAGATACCAAAGCTAAAAGCCTTCTCTTCGGCCTCATCATAGGTCTCCGCTTCGATAATTACACGGTGAGCAACTGCATCATCACAGGCGAAATCACCACCAGAGTTATTTTGATCCCAAATATAGAACGGCATTTCTTATTCTCCTTCCGTTACAAGAGAAGCCCACGACACAGGGAATAGCTCTGCCATCTTGGCACTGATCTGCTGNNCCTTGAGGCGTAGCTTACACATGCTTGCAAAGGCATCAAGGCTGCCACTCCAATACCACTCGGTCATAGTGGACTGCGGGAGAACCATACGGGCTTGCTCAGGGGCGCAGCCATCGTAGATCATCTGATCATACAAGTCTTTAACCCTGCCCATAGCATCGTCTAACATACTGTAGTCAGGTGTCCATGTTCCCTCACTACCCTGCTTCTTGTCGGCACTACGACCACGCCACACATCAGGCACATAGAACTCTGGTTCATCATCTACGTAGCGACGACTGATCTCATTCCAGCGTAGGAACTTATGCTTTACTAGCTGCCGTGCTACAAAGATAGGTGCTTTGACGTGGAAGGATGCAAAGGCATGACCGAATGGGCTGATGTGTTCATGCTTGGCTAGGTAATGGATCAACTTGGTGTCTTTGTCAGACAGCACCATTTCAATATACGAGCCTACCTCGTCTTCTTTCCATTCGCCTTCAACAAGTTCACTCTTCTTACCAAAGCTAACTCGTGCTGCATTAACAACAGACAGGTCGCTGCCCATGTGGTCGATGTATGTTGCTTGGATCATGTTATCCCCTACGTGTGGAAGACGGGGCTTACGCCCCGCCCATTAGTTCTTACCAACGATCTTCTACAGTAGCCATCTCTTCGAAGGGCACATGCTCAAGCACACCGATCTTCTCAAGTCGGACAGATGCTGTTGATCCTTCACCGTAGACCGAGATCTTGACAAGGGCTTTGGTCCCATTGCCTAGTGCACCATCCTCAACGAAGTCCCACTTCTTGTTGGTCTTGCCGTGTGTCACAGCAGGTGCACCACCGAAGTCCTCAATGCCCGAGGGATGAACATTAGGGCGCTTCAGTTTCATACCAACACGACCACCAGCAACATCAAAAGGTTTGACCATCTTGTTGCCCATCGATACCTCAGGGAAACCCAGGTCGATCATACGGTTTACTTCGTCGCTGTCCTTGGGGACAAACACAACGTTAAACTGACCATTGGTTTTCTCGTGATACTCCGAGTCGTCCATGTTGTCAGTGAACACACGGGCGTAGAACAGTTCGCCTTCAAACACACCATACTTAGTTTGTTTCTTCTGAGCCATGTCAATCTCCTTTACTGGCTTGATAGTCTAACGTAACTCCAATTATCTTGAGTGTCAAGACAAAAAGAATAGGGCTGATAGCAAAAAGTATAGGTCCAATCAATGGGTGTCCTTCCAGTTTCTGCCGATATCTGTTGAGCCTGCCAGAGGGCAAAGCATACTGAATTTTACTCCGGTGTCAACAATTGATTGTCGTTGTAGGTCACCGAGTCTTTCCGCTGTGCTGTAGTCACCAGCTACTTCTGTCTGCCATTCGTCATGTGGCCATGTGACAAGCTTAAAGTCAAAGCCTTGCTGCCTAGCCTGGCGTGTCCACTGCAGGGCAGAGTGTTTCATAATGACAGACTCACCGTTCTGCAGCATGCCAGCCAGTGCCTTGTGTTCAGAGGGAACCTTGACCTTGCGTCCATCAAGGCCACGGAACCAGCCACGCTTGGCCACATACGGGATGATCTTCTTCTTTAGTTCTGACAAACCTTGGATGGACTCCATAAAGTTATCCACCGCTTGGCCTGCCTCACGGGTGTTGACCTTAAGTATCTGTGCAATCTTTGCATTACCAGCACCAAGAAGAAATGCGTAGATGAAAGTCTTGGCCATGTCTCTGGTGATGTGTGACATACCGAGTGCCTTGCGGTTCAGGTTATGGATATCCGTTTCGTCTTCCTTCTTGCCGGACACAATAGCGTGGACATACTCTTCGGACTGCATCAGGTGGGCCAGCACACGTAGCTGGATGCCTTCTGCGTCTGTGCCTACCAGCCAGCTACCCTCAGGTGTGCACCACAGTGCACGGAAGTCACCGTCATACCGTGCCTTCACCTCTTCTACCGCAGTCTTAGGGGTGCCGTGGAAGGCAGATGGGATGTTCGCTTGGTTAGGGGCTGAGTGTGCCATGCGTCCTGTCCATGCACCGATGTGTGTGAACCTACCGTGGATGCGGCTGTCAGCACCAACATGACCCAACCATTCTTCTAAGCTAGACCGCCGACCTTCGATGGTCAGCCACTCGGCCAGACGTTTGGCACCAACAGGTGCAGTATCAGGAAGCGTGTTAAGGTTTGCCTCACTCATGGTCCAGCCATAGCGGGCAAACTTAGCGCCACGATCCTCTTGATTGTTCTCTTTCATACTCGATATGTCCTTTCGTCTTTTCGTATGGCTCCCACCCTGCTTCCCACATCCTGTCGATGCGTTGCTTGGGTGAACCAGGATTGAATTCAACCCAGTCATAGCACACTAGCTCAGGTGGTTGAACAGACCAGTCTACCTTTGTCTGATAGTATTTCTTACGGGCCTTCTCAACACTAGAGAAATCAGAACCGTCTTTCTTCTTTCGGTAGATAAGCCTGTTAACCTCTTCAAGCTTGGGTGGGAAGTCCTCTTGGAAGCCAGCCTCTAGCTCAGCCATGCGGCCCTTGATCTCTGTCAGTAATGACGTTGCTTTCTGGTGGTCGAAGTAAAAACCATTGTCTGTCATTTCATCACATAGGATCTGAATGTCATGCTCACACCGCAGTGCGTCCTGCCACTCAGGATCAGTGATGATGTTTTTAAACTTACGGTAAAGCTTGACGGTAACCGTAACGTCTTGGTGACAGTAGGTAATCATCTCTTCGGTCAGCTCTGAGAAATCCTTGAAGGATATCTTGTGATCACCGAGGCGTCGGCCCCATGCGTCGAGGCTGTGGCCCTTGCCATCCAGTGTGTAGTCGATCAGACGTGACACCACCAGTGTATCTATGACAGACTGAGGGTCGATCAGATCGGGCTGGACCAGATGGTTGATAACTTTAACATCGAAGCCAAGACCGTTATGAAAAACAAAACTGTCAATGCCTTTGCAGTAGTCAATGAACCTCTCCCTTTCTTGTTGGTCTGAGTCAACGTTGAGAAACTGTAGCTTGTCACCAGTGTCAACGTCTTCGGAACAGATCACCCAGATGCGTGTTGCATCCAAGGCATCCGTTTCGATATCCATTGCTACTGTTGTCATTGCTCGTCCTCTTCATCATCACCAAACAGACCTGCCCACAGGAACATAAGAACAGTCCAGGGCCAGATCAGGCTGTGCATGATGGTCCGTCTAAAGTTAAGCTCATCGTAACGATCTAGCAGGTGGAAGATCGTCAGGATGTGGATGTAGTGTAGGTAGATACCAAAGAAGTAGATGGTCGCTGCAATGAACGCCATCCAATCAAACGAAAGCATACTTTTCCTCCAAGGTGAATGTGTCTGTATTGAATTTAAGTTGACCAGCATACCCTGTTGGGCCTACCGGACGGTTCTTTGTGACAAGAAGCTTGGTGGTGTTCCTTTCGTCAGCATCTTCTGCCATCTTGTTACGCTGCAGATCTACCACAACGGATGCCCGCTGTTCAATCATGCGGCAATACTTTACTTGGCCATCGTCATTCGTGTGGCCAATCGTTACGATACCAACACCAAGCTCTGCAGCCAGCTTGGACAGGCGAACAGCAAGGTCAGCAAGGAATTGTTCTTTGCTTTCTTCTGCACCCATGTTGGCTGCGATGTCTTGGATAGGCTCGAAGAATACGTAGTTCACATCGCAAGCCTGTGACAGATACCTGATGTGCTGCAGGATATCAAGCGGATCATCCTCATCGTTCAGAAAGAATTGGAACAAGCGTTCATCTTTAGTCAGGGTTTGGATAGCCTCTTGAACCTTTGTGTCTGCTGCCTTCTGTTCGATCAAGTCCTTGCGTGTCACGTTGTCACGTAGCTCGTAAGACACCAGCCCCAACAGAGAACGAAGCTTGGTTTCTTCCATGTGCCATGTGGCGATCTTGATATCGGGGTAGTGCTTCAAGATACGATACTCTAGGTAGCGCATGAATTCTGTCTTACCGATACCTGTCTGTGCTTTGAACAGGGTGAAGTGACCCTGCATCAGGCCGAGACACATATCATCGAAGTCACTGATGCCTGTCTCTACGTAGACGTGGTTCTCTGCCTTGTTGTAAAGCTTGAGGAATTGATCTGACGTGTTGATGATGTTCTCTGGTGTATACTTACGGGCATTCATCCACGCATTGTAGTATTCAGACTTGGCACCAGCACTGAGGAATTCATTGGCGTCTTTGTATTTGTCATGCTGCACACGGTAAACCTTATTCGGAAACAGGTTGGCAATCCGTTGGGCAACAGCATTACCCTGATCATCATGTTCGATTGACAGAATGATCTTGTCGAAAGACCGCAGCCATTCCGTGACGTTAGTCCAGAGGCGCTTCGATGGGGTGGCCGAGGGCAGGCTGACAAAGGCCGAGGGATACTTGCTGCTGTTGCACATCTGGTATGCAGACATGGCATCAAGCTCACCCTCTGTGATGGTCACGATCTTACCCGAGCCTGCATTCCACAGGTTCATACCGAACAGTTCATCAGACTGCAGGTTCATCGCACGGAATTGCTTGGGGAAGAACCTGGTTTTGATGCCACCGGACGGGTAGATGTAGTCTTGTTTGACAGGCACACCGGACTGATCCAAGTATGTCTTGCAGTTAAAGAACCGCATGGTTGCCTCAGAGATATCACGATAGGTCATAAAGACACCATCTAGTTTCTCTTGCTGCACAGGACGTAGCTGCGGGGTAGTGTTGTTTGTCATTTCCCAATCATCCTTTCTGTGTGTTGGGTATTCATCTTCTGCCCAGTCAAACTTGCGGGCACGATCCCGTGGGTATCTGCGGTCGCAGCTATGACAACGCCCTGCCATGCTCTCTGTGTTGTAGCTGAAAGCATCAGACGATCCGCAATCTTCATACGGGCAGGCGGTGTGGCTTTTCCAATTAGACATGAAAGATATGATCCCAGTAGTCAGACGTAAAGATTTCTATGATGCAGTAAACCTCGGTAGGTGTCAACTCTGTTAGTGGTATGCTGACACCAGTCTCTGCATCGTAGGCCTCGGTGATGGAAAACTCTGGCTCATGCTGAACCTCGAAGGTAGACCCTGTGTCACCCCAGCTATCCCAATAGCCAGCCCCATCATCCCACAGCTCACCATACACAATGACAGTCCGATTGTCCTTGGTAATTTCTGTCGTATACTCAGTCATAATTTTTCCTCCTTACGCAGCAAAAATACTGCTTGACAGATTTGCGAATCACTGTATGCTAGGGCTTGCCCTTGGCAAGGGTGATATTAGTATTCCCCTTTAGGTTTCAGCATATCTAGCACTACTTCCTTGTCCTCTTCTAGCTGTTCTTCTAGCTCATCTTCAAGCATCCAGTCAGCATCATCAACATCATGAATGATCTTGTAATGATAAGAGTGCAATGGCTTATTCTTGTAGGACATATTCCATACTCCATGTTAGGGCTAGGGGTAGGCCTGCGCAGAATGCTTCTGCATCTTTCTCTTTTGGTGTTGAATACCAACACAAAAGCTTATCGTCTTTGTCGTATACCATAACACGTATCATTTCTACCACTCCGTTTGATATTGTTGTCCGAGGCTCAGAGCCAGCCGTAGACCGGCCAGTTCCCTTTCTAGGTAGGTGGTATCCAGACCATCCCACAAGGCGTCGTCTAGGGCCTTCTCCGTGGCTCTGATGGCATCCTCTGTGTAGCACCATAAAGCACGCCCTGCGGGCTGTCCCTCTGTCATTTTATTTGTTACCACTTCATTCACCATTTCCTTGTCTTCCACCACACCCAACACTCAAGGCAATGTCCTTTGCCAAGCAGTAAGTCTATGACAAACACCATGTTGGGTAGCTTGCGTTTCTTCCAATCCCAATTGCGGGCACTAAAGGTTTGGTTGCTGGCACCCCCTGTCAGAACATTGAACAGAACCGACAGGGCAATGCCTACTCTTTCGATATACTTAAGCACCATCACCACCATCACCCAGCAAAATGCCGTAGCTGTCTGACAGAGTAGCTGTTGCGGTTTGTCTCAAAGTATACTGTTAGCTTGCCTAGGTGTAAGGCTTTCATGGCCTTGCCTGTCTCGAACCCATAGCCCCGTGACAAACTCTTACGCTTTCTTGCCAAACCTTTCAGTCCAAAGGCATTGAACCGGAAACCTTTGGTGCCATCGTTCAGTGGTTTTGTTGCGAAGATTACAAACATATCTTATCCTTTCGTTGCTTTCTTTAGCTGTTCCAAGCGTAGCTGCTCAGCACCTAGATGAAACTGTAGCT